TAATCACCTTGTTGATTTTTCTTATACTTAGTCTTAACAGCAGCCCACGCCGTCCCTGCGGCTTTACCCTCATCACCTTCATATTGTTTGAAGGCTGAATTGAAGGCGGCTACCCATATCTCTATAAGATGCTTGGGTAAATCCTTGATTGCTTCTGGTGGTTTATCAATTGTATAGGGCATAGTTACCTCCGTTTGATATATGGTTTATTTTTAGGGACAAGGTGTCCGATTCGTTCACTTTCCTCAATATATAATTTAATTTCTGGATTATGTCGTCTTCCCTGCCGATTGAATCCCTGATGTTTAATTATATATGGCATTTAATCACCTCTAGACAAAGTATTTTACTTGTGCTATCATTAAACTATGTTTAGCTATAATTCACAACCAGAGAGATTAAATAAGTTCGGTATGCCTTGTTCGGGATATACCTATATCAATCTCTGGTTTATATCATCTCAAAAGACAGACTGGGGCTATGATTTATATCTCTTTTTGCCTGAATGGATACCGTCCTCTATAAGAAAATGGTTGTTTAACCCTATCCACTCAAGGAAGTTACCTCTCTAATATGACTGGGGCTAGCGCACATCGGCAGCGAGGATGCGCTGGCGGTCTTAAGTCTCCACTAGGGAATAAATCATTTATCGGTATTATACCAGCGTTTCCATTGGCTTCGCATATAGGACAAGGGTCAGTGACTATCCACTCTTTCCCTGTAACCCCTAAGTCCTTTGCCCTGTCCATAAAACTATTTTCTAAGGCATCACAAGTTTCTGTTCGAGCTACAGTCTGACTTCTCACCCTAGACATATCATTAAATTGTTTTCTAATATCCCTGGCTAATCCGTCAATTCCTCTTTTCTCTTTAATGGCATTGGAGATAACAGTTCTCATTCTATTAGCAGTTTCATCATTTAGACCTTTAATAAGGGTAGCTGTGTGTTTTGAGGCATAGTCCATAGCCTCTTGTATCGGCGGTCCCTCGTAGAATACCGGGCGGTCAGTTAGTTTAGTCCTTCCCCATTCCACCATTTGAGCACTGCCCCGAATATAAGCAGTAGCCAGATGACCTTGTATTCTTCTGCAGGCTGTCACTAAAGGTTCTAAGAATAGGGTCCAGGAAGTCCCCAATATCTATGTTAAGTGTCATTCTTTAACATTCCTATAATAAATCGTCTCTAGGGCATTCCAGTCAATAGCATCTTCTAATCCCCTGAAATAACTAGCTAAGCTTCTTTGGAATCCTTTTTCTATACGTTCGTTTCGGCTTGCTGAGGGGTTGGCTGGAATTTCCGCCTCTAGTAACTGAATTGTTTGGTTCAATTCGTTGAGCAATTCGTCTTGAAGTGTCATCTGTGACTCCCTTACCATCACACCTTCTGCACCTTAACCTAATTAAGCCTGCTTGATATTCCTTGAAACCAAGCCCTAGACAATCTGGACATTCCATTACTTAATTCCTTGACAAATTATGGTCTATGGTTTATAGTTAGGATGGAGGTGAAATATGGATATGGAAAAGTGGTTTATATTATATTGTTGCATGCTTCTATCAATTTGCGGTTTAACCTTAACTATTATATTGGTTAGGCTTCTGATAGGGATTTTCTGAACTCACGAAGTGCCTTGCTCAAAGCCACATTAGGGTCTGATTTGCTTTCCTTTGCAGCCTTATCTAACTGGTCTATAACCTCGTTGGTGTTCTTAACCCCCAGCGTGATAAGAGCTTGCTGGAGAACATCATTAGAATCTGCCAGCTGAGGGAAAGTCTGCACCATTTGCATTAGAGCCTGGGACATAACCACAGCCGATTCCTCAGTTACTTTCGGGAAGTCCAAGTCCACATACAGGGCATCACCAGATACACCATTCTGAGTCAATACCAAATCATAAATATCCTCATAACAACCCTGCCAGATAGATTGATATGATTCAATCATCTTCTGGACTGGAAGTTCAACCGTTTTAGCGGTTGCTAGATTACCTATTGAAATATCCCCAAAATACTGTTCAGGGAAACCTGTGGCTGCCGAGACTTGGAGTTTTAACTGCCTACCATCTTGATAAGCTTGACTTGCGCCTGAATCCGTTCTTATCGGTTGAAGGTCAGCTCCAACATTTTCTATTGAAGTTGAACCTGCTTTGATTTCTTCTTCGTGATAAACAGACTTGACCCCGGCTACAGCAGCAGCTCCACCTTGAACTTTCACCTTCCAAGCGAACCTTGCTAGAGCTAACATAACAGCTACCCGGGAAGCCAGGAACTTGCGATAGAGTTTAATCCACTCTAATGCTGGTAGGAGGTACGAGTTACCTCGCTGCCCCAAGTCGTTAATCGCCAAATGGTAAACTAGGGCATCCTGGGTCTTTTGGTGAGAAATCCCCAGTGAATCCTGACAAGCCTTGTTTTTAAGGTTAGCAAATGAGCAGTAATAATCCTCATGAGACTTACTCTGAGTATCAGTCCATTCCCGTTTATAGAATCGGACATTCTCTAAGTCGTCAGGGTCAGTGATGAACTCGGTTATTTCTAGCGGGTCTATCCGCCTTATAGTAGTCTGTTTTCCCAGGAACACGGCAAAAAATATTTCACCATCTATCAGGAGTTTGTCACTAGACTTATGCTGCCCTTTAGCTGACAATAGGGGTTTGTTATCAGGCGAATACCAGAAGTCACTCAATATATTATTAGCCTTTTCATTCTCAGCATTCCACGCTATACCATGCCCAAAAGAATAATCCGTCATAAGGGATATGGCACGTTTAGCCAGTGGGTCTTTTAATCCGTATAGTCGGGCTTCTATTACAGTTGTTTTGCGTGAAGCAGCAGGGATAGTGTCAGCCCCAGCAGACAGATTTATCCACCCTGAATCCTCAAGGGATAAAGCTGCCTCAACTTGTGTAGTTGCCTCTTTTAGTATCTGGTCAAATTCCTGTAAACTAGCCATTATGACTCCTAGATTTTATCAAGGTTAAACTCTCGCATTGCATCAAAAACCAGAATACTATCAACCATTTTGGGCTCTAATTTCCCGCAAACCCCATAGCGTCTAGCATCCATTAAATGACTAAAATTGTGAGTGGTTTTCTCGGTAAGTTTCCCATTCTTATCCTGAACATATCTGAAGTTCCTCTGTTCTTTTATTCCGTTCAATGAGTCCTTAGTCCAGAACGATTTATACTGTCTAATGAGTTGGTGTCCATACTCAACCGAACCTTGTCCCTTACCAGCTCCTTTGATATTGAATCCGTAACGGTAGATTTCCTCTATACTTTTAGGCTCTGCGCTATCGGCAAATATCTCATCAAAGTGTTTCTTAATTCCCAACTCCAGCATCCGATTGGCTATGTCCTGATTAGTTAACCCCGTTTCAAATATTAGCTCCTGGGTATAGAGTTCATTCCCTCTGAGCATACATCGGGCTAGGGCAGTAGGGTCATTTGAGAAGCCGAAGTCCAGGCCGTAAAATACCTCCTCACCATCAAAGGAATCTACTTGTTCAAATAAGGGATAGACAAGCCCCTCTACCCTGCCTAAACGCCCTAGCCCGTAAACATTCCACCAGTTAAGGTCTCGGTCTTTGTTTAGCTCAATAGCATGAACTAACTCAGGTGGTATAACCTCTTTGCAGTCCTGGTAGGTAGAATGAATATAAACATTCTCTGGCTTGTTGATAAGTTTCTCGTGTGCCCAGAACTCACCTGTAGGATTCCAGTCCATAAAGACGAATAATCGTGTCCTGACATCAAGCTCTCGATAAGCATCATAGGAAATGTTATTGGCTTCGTTTATGAATAAGATGTCTCTGCGACCGCCCCGCAGCTTAGAAGGTTCATCAGCAGAAAAAAACTCTAATTTACCATTACCGAACTCATAAATCTTGTCAGTCCTATTCCAGCGTGCCTCTTGAAAGTTATCACCTAGAATAGCTTGAAAGTCCCTGATACATCCTCTTTTAAGATGCGGTAAGGACTCGGATACTACCGAGATTAGGAACTTACGTTTAGCGTGCTGTGCTATCAGGATTAAAAGCTGAAGAATTGAATAAGTTTTACTGGAGGAAGTTCCGCCCTCATTTAATGCTCTCCGTATTCCATTCTTACGATTTAACCAGGCTTGGGCATTGCGTTCATAAATACTTGTGGTTATTATCTCCATTTGACAAGTACCCTTTTAGGGGATATACTTAGATTATGAAAAAGTATCAAATAATCTATGCTGACCCGCCTTGGAAGTTTGAAGTATGGAGTTATGGCACGGGCTTGGGCAGAAGCCCCGATAACTATTATGCGACTATGCCAATAGAGGATATTTGTAAATTGCCAGTGGTTGAGATAACGGATAAGAATTGTATCCTGTTCCTCTGGACGACCTTCCCCAAGTTATTGGAGGCATTACAGGTTATAGAAGCGTGGGGCTTCCGCTATCGCACAAACGCCTTTTTATGGGTCAAGCAGAACCCCAATTCTATGAGCTTCTTTGAGGGGTTGGGATATTGGACACGCAAGAATACCGAGCCTTGCCTTCTCGCAACAAGGGGTAGTCCCCACCGCTATGACAGAGACGTCCCCGAACTGATTATCGCCCCCCGAATGGCGCATAGTAGAAAGCCAGACGAGATAGTGCGAGATAGAATTATAAGGCTGGTTGGTGATTTACCCCGCATAGAACTCTTTGCCCGCAGAAAAGTAGAGGGTTGGGACTGTTGGGGCAATGAAGTAGAAAGTGATATTGAACTTTAATCTGTCCCTTCCCCTTGCACAATAGCCTCTGTCAATTCTTTAGCCTTCTCCGAGCTGGTAATTACTATCACTTTGCGATTGTCTATATTGACCTGCGTTCCCTCTGAATAGAGTTTATCCATTTTGTTTAGCTCTTGGATTGCGGCTACGGGTGAGTGTAACCTAACCTTAGTAAATAGCGTCCCCGTATTCCCCTCTTCATCAAACTTGGTAGCTGACTCTATGCTGGCTATGGCTGCCGTGTTAGGAGAATTTTGGGTGATTGAGATATAGCCTGAACCGTCCAGTCCGCACTCCTGATAATCGGTCAATCTTCCCCTGGCGATTTCAGAAAGGCGTTCTTTTCTCTCCTGGACATCCATAATTTTATCATTAGCAACCTTGCTACGAAGTTCATTAAGTCTTGTTAGCACCTTACTAGAATTAGCTAAATGAGAAGCATTGCTATCAAGTATTTCAATAGCATATTTAGTTGAATACCCGGCTTGAGCATAAGCCTCTCGCTGGGACATACCAGAGAATATATTGAGGGTAAATTGTTCCTGTCGTTTGGTTAATCTCATCATTACATTCCATAACTTGATGCTATGTGGTATAATCTATTTTCACTGTCTTTATGCCAGTAACCTTCTCTAATTTCTCAGTAAAAAGGTGTAAGCAATTCAGACACCTGAACCTATCTTCATCTTCTCCCTCATCCGGCCAATAGTCAAATCCAATCATTGTGATGTCGGCTTTACATATTGGGCAATGCTTCAAGGTAAAATATTCCCCTCTT